ATCAGGTAGCGTTGCGTTAGTACAAGCTTCAATAAACTTGAGGTATCGCTTAAGGTAATGAGGACTTGCACAGTGCGGTTCAAACTGGATATAAATTTCAGTACTGTTCATGGACTTGTTCCTGTAGAATGAATAGACATAGGTGGGTTTGCAGACCGCGACCTATACTTTTATTTAGTAAGACTAGGAATGTAATTCGGTATGACGGAAGTTAAATTAGAAGACAAGTACAGGAAGCTCAGTGAAATTGAGCATTGCCTTGCAAGACCTGGGATGTATTTAGGTAGCGTCACGAACTCTGAAGCACTCACATGGGTACTTGATGAGCAAGACAAGGGTAAGATGGTCGAAGAGACTTTGACCTGGAACCCTGGTCTGCTGAAGATGTTCGACGAAATTGTCTCGAACGCGGCTGACGAACACTTGCGCTCGGGTAACATCAAAAACATCTGGGTTAATTTGTACCCGATGACTGGTGAAATCTCGATTCGCGACGATGGAGGTATCCCGGTATCAAAACACCCTGAGTACGGCGTGTACATCCCTGAAATGATCTTCAGCGAGTTTCGTACCGGCTCGAACTTCAGTGATGAAGAGCGTGTGACCGCAGGGCTGAACGGTCTTGGTAGCAAGTTGACCAGCGTGTTCTCGAAAGAGTTCAAGGTCGACACATGCGACGGTAAGAATCGTTTCATTCAAGTGTTCCGTGACAATCTCTCTAAGCGCGATACAGCGTTGATCACCCCGAGTGCTGACAAGGGGACGTCGATCACGTTTACGCCTGACTACGGGCGTTTGCAGTGCGAGCTTGATGAGGTAAACATACGCAAGATCGAACGTCGCACGTATGACATTGCTGGTTGCAACCCTGGTATCAAGGTGTACTTCAACGACAAGCTGATCAAGATCAAAACCTTCAGCGATTACGTTGACTTGTTTAACCCTGAACACATCATCGACAGCCAAGACAAGTTCGAGGTTGCTGTTGCGGCCGCGCCTGAATCGGGATTCAAGCAAATATCGTTCGTGAACGGTGTTGATACCTTCAACGGTGGTACTCACATCGACTACGTGTCGTTGCAGATCGCGACCAAGATACGTGACTTCATCAAGAAGAAACACAAGGTCGATGTCAAGCCGAACATCATCAAGCAACAGATGTTCCTGTTTGTGAAGTGTTCGATCAACGCGCCGATGTTCACCTCGCAGACCAAAGAGTTCATGAGTACCGAAGTGCGCAACTATGGTGCGACCTATGTACCCTCTGACAAGTTCATCAAGAAGGTGCTTGAGTCTGCTGTGGTGCAGAAGGTTCTGGATTGGGTTGAAGGTGAGAAGCATCGGGCTGACCTGGCTGAGCTGCGCAACCTGAACAAAGTCACGCAGAACACGAACTTCCTCAAGCGCATTGCTAAGTTCGATGACGCTGCAAGTAAAGACAGGAGCAAGTGCGCGATCTACTTCACTGAAGGTGACTCTGCAAAGAACACGATCATGTCTGCGCGCAACCCGAACATTCATGGGGCGTTCCCTATGCGTGGTAAGTTGCTCAACGTGCGCGATGTCGAAGTCAAGAAGCTTGCCGCGTCTGAAGAGTTCCAGAACATCATGGCAATCATCGGTCTGAAGATCGGGCAGAAGGTTGAGTCCCTTGATGACTTGCGCTTCAGCAAGATCGTACAGTTAACCGACGCCGACGCCGACGGTAGCCACATTGCAGGATTGTTCTTCAACATGATCCATCAGTTCTGGCCGGAGTTGTTTGCACTCGGTGCGATCTATCGCATGAATACACCTCTGATTATCGCGACATCAGGCAAGCAATCGTTTGAGTTCTTCAATGTCAATACGTACACTGCCTGGGCTGTAAACAATCCGAATCATAAGCACAAGTTCTATAAAGGCCTCGGTGGTTATGATACCAAAGACTTCAAACGCTTCCTGAACGATGATTCGAAGTATCTGGTGCAGATCACGATTGAAGATGCGTCTGATATCGCCGCACTTGATGTTGCCTTCGATAAGTCTAAAGCCGATGACCGTAAACTGTGGCTCATGGAGGCCTAATGCTATTTCAACAAACTGACCACTCGAAGTACCGTCTTAAGGACTTCATCAACAACGACCTGAAGATCTTTTCCAACGCTGACAACGTGCGCAGTATTCCATCTATTGTGGATGGGTTCAAAGACTCGCAAAGGAAAGCTGTGTACGGTATGTTCACTCATGGTACGAGTGAAATCAAAGTTGCACAGCTCGGCTCACACGGGGCGAAGGTGACGGCCTATCAGCATGGTGAGAACTCGCTGTGTGACACGATTGTCAAGCTTGCGCAGAACTTCCCTGGCAGTAACAACGTCAACCTGTTCACGCCCGTAGGCCAGTTCGGTTCTATCATGAGTGCTGAAGCTTCGGCTGTACGGTATATCTACACGAAGCCAAGCCCGTTCATGCGCAAGTATCTGCATAAGGATGACGACCTGTTGCTTGAGTCAAGGATGGAAGAAGGTAAGGAGATGGAGCCGCTGAACTACTTCCCTATCGTTCCTTTCTGGCTTGTCAATGGCGCACAGGGTGTAGGTACTGGTCACGCTTCAAAGATCTTGTCACGCGACCCTAAGAAAGTTGCTGACCTGATCAAGAAGTTGCTTCAGGGTGTAGCTGTACAACAGCGCACGATTGATGCGGCGATGACGCCGTACTTTGGTGCATGGGGTGGTGAAGTTCTCAAGGGCGAGTCTGATACCCAGTGGGAGTTTCACGGTCGCATTGAGAAAGTCAACTCGACCACACTGAAGATCACGCACTTGCCTATCACCTATGACGTTGACAAGTTCAAAGCGATCCTGATCAAGCTGATGGACGAAGGCAAGGTCAAAGACTACGACAACAACTCGACTGAAGAAGGATTCGAGTTCATCATTACCACAACGCGTGAGATTGTGCGTAAGGAAATTGCTGAGCTGAAGACCATTTTCAAGTTGGTTGCTCGATTCGGTGAGAACGTCACGCTCTGGAACACAGCGGCGAACTTGCAGCGCTTTGACAACGCCTATGCAGCACTGCTGGCGTTCATTGAGTTCAGGAAAGGGATCTACGTGATTCGCAAGCAGAAGTTGCTTGAGGCATTAGCTGAGGATTTGAACTGGAACGAAAACAAGGTCAAGTTCATCACCTATTGGAACACGAAGATGAAAGACCCGCACAAGAAGAAACGTTCGGAGCTTGAAGCCGAGTTCAGTGCAGTGGTTGACTTGAAGTACATGGATCGCTTACTTGCTATGCAAATCAGCTCTCTCACAATGGAGAAAGTTGCTGAAGCAGAGCAAGCAGCGAAGGGTGTGAAGGTAGATATCGAGACCCTTGAGAAGACCAGCCCAGATGAGCTGTTTATCAAAGACCTCGATGCGCTTTAAGCGGTAGTGCTACGGGTACGAAGAAACTCGTACAGGTCATCACGGGTAATGTAGTCTTTGCCGATTGCCAATTGGAGCTTTAGCAGATCCTTTTCAATCCCATGACTATGTTCCCGTGCGGCGTGTACCTTTTCCTCAACTGTCAGGACATGGTTCTTAACGTAATCGAGTTCTTTTGACACGAAGTCTTTAAGCTCACGGTTTTTCGAATCGACTGCAACATAGACCTCACTGATCTTACTGTCAAAGTGCGTTCGAAACTCCTTCAGATCATTCTTGATGTCTTTAAACGCGTTCGTGTTTGACGATTCAAGCTTGTTGACGATTTTATCGTTCTCTTTTTCGAGTCTGGCGGTATTGGTTTTGAAGAACCATATTGCAGGGCCTGTAATGGCTACGCAAATACCGAACAGTACGGTTACGACTTGCCAGAGTTCCATTGGTTGGGCCATCGGGTTGTTCCTTCTATCTCGTTGTTCTCTTTACAGTTAGCAGTAGGAGAGTATGTTGTTAGTGTTATATACTATTTATCAATTTCAAAATATGGTAAGGATATGATTCACTCGAAACTCCATATCGACATTCAATGGATGAATCGCATCTCTGTTGGATTGCAACGCTTCAAGAAGGTAAAAACGAACGTCTGGGCATGTCGATGCCCGATATGCGGTGACTCAAAGAAGAGTACCAAGTTGACTCGGTTCTTCTTTTACGTGAAAAAGCAGAACATGCTGGTGTGGTGTCACAACTGCGGTTACTCGAAGTCGTTCTATAACTTCATGCGTGACCAGTATTCATCACAGTTCGAAGAGTACAAGCGTGAGACCTTGTTTGACACGTTCAATCAGCGCGCCAGCAGCACCGCGCAGACGAATACAGTCGAGACGCTGACAACGACACCAGATGAACTGCTGGACGTCGTAGAGGGCCCTACAGGGATTGACCTTGATGAGTTCAAGCGGGTATCGATCAACGTGATGAGTCTACCTGAAACGCATCCCGCTGTGGTCTTCTTGAAGGGGCGTGCGTTCACTGAACACGAGATGCGTCGCCTGTATTACACCGACGACTTCAAATCGGTCGCTTTGATGATGAATGAGGAAGCAGGGTTAAACTTGCTTGCTAAAGAGTCTCGCATCCTGATTCCTTTCGTGAACACTGATGGCGTTGTCGAAATGCTTCAGGGTCGTGCGTTGAAGGATTCAAAGATGAAGTACATCACCATAAAAGCGCATGATGATGTCGAGAAGCTTTATGGTCTGTATGAGATGGACCCCAAGAAAACAACCTATTGTGTTGAGGGCCCGTTCGACTCGTTGTTTGTGGATAACTGCATTGCGACCTGTGATGCTAACTTGGTAAGGTCAAAAGCGGACGTGTTGATTTGGGACAATGAGCCCATGAACCCGAATACTTGCAAGTACATCAGTAATGCAATCGAGGAAGGTAAGAAAGTCGTGATATGGCCGTCTAAGCCATTCAAGAAAGTTGACATTAACGATATGGTTAAATCTGGGATGTCGCATAGCGCTTTGATGAATACAATCAAAGCGCACACGTATTCAGGTATGATGGCTAAAGCGAAGTTTATTCAATGGAAGAGAGTATGACGTCAGGGTTGCGTGACAAGTAACCTATGATCGATATTTCCCATCCGATCGTATTGAGTGTGTCGATGTGCTTAGGGTTGAGTTTAATTGGAGCAGGTATCTTACCCTTGTCTTTGAAGTTGTTCATGCGACATTCCTTCAGCCCTTTCAGAAGACAAAATCTTTTGAGGTCTAATGTAAGGATGTTGTACACTTCACCGACAGGGGATGTTATACGAAGGATTTTAACAGACGCGTTTCCTGCGCCTTCCTTATGAGGATACTTTCTACCTCGCTGAGCGTCACCGATCTTTTTCTTTTTACTTTCGGTGCAAGGGATTGATGCTTTGATGGCCATTTTACGTTTGAGTTCATCAGTGCGAACCCATGAACTCATTTTGTCTAATGTCTCTTGTGAGTGATGACCACCGCCATCCAGACCATTTTCACCTTTGAGGTTAGCCCATACATTAGACTTGACGATGTCGTTTAGATCGGAAAAGGTTAGAGCGTATGTTACAAGCTCAACAGGGTCTGTGAATAGCTTAGACCACAGTGTATCAACACTGTCGCCGTGGACGTTCAAATGACGTTTCCAGTGTTTACCAGACCCATTGTACGAATTGACATCTTTTGTTGTTTTACCGAAGTACATCAGACCCGTGACTGGGTGCGCTTTGATATACAAATATGTTGGTAAAATCGATTCTGGAATTGTGACGTTTAGGGGTAACGCGAATGCGCTAAGAGAACTTTCGGATGGATAAATGATATTTCTGGACATGAATAATCCCTCAAAGGTTATGGTCTAGTGCAGTGGGAGTTGGCGCTCCGCGACTGCAACCTATTTATACAATTAACCTAAGTGAGACAGGTGTTAAATGACCTCAGCAATATTGACCGATGATACAAAGCTTGAAATCCTGCGTCTGAAAAACGATAACCTTTCCATACGCGCAATCGCACACGCACTCGACATCTCCAAGACCACTGTAGGTAACTTTCTGAGTAAGGAAACGTATGCTGACTGGTGGGCAAAGCACGAGAAGCCAATTGCTTCAGGTAGTCTTCATGACCACTATCACCAGATCAAGAAGTTACCTGGTAATCGTTTCATTCTGACTTCTGCACAGAACTCTACCTACGTACACTCGAAGTTCCTCGCATCGCTCGAAACGATGGCGAAGAGTGTTGGTGCGACGATTCTTGTAGGTACGTTCAGTTACAATGTGGATGGCTTTCAGAACTTGCAAAAGTCTGAAGGTGAGTGGTTTGACAGCAAGATCAAGAAATACATCGTCGATGAGCCAATCCAGCTTGCTGAAGACCTGATCTGGTGCGGTGAGCTGAACGTTATCCCGACCGCTGTTAACCCGCTGAGCGGCTTCCACTCCTACACCAAGAACTGTTCAGGGATCATTCCGCACGCCAAGGTTCAACTCGAATCGTTGCCGACTGCTAAAGATGAACCTGTGCGCATTCTGTACACAACGGGTGCCGTTACTCAACGCAACTACATCCAGAAAAAATCTGGTCAGAAGGCTTCGTTTCACCACATCTTTGGTGCGTTGATTGTCGAGATCGATGACGACGGTGATTGGTTCGTGCGTCAACTGATCGCAGACACTGAGACGGGTGAATTCTACGATCTGGACCGCCTGTATACCCCTACGGGCGTTTCTGTTGCTCACCGCGTAGAAGCGATCAACTGGGGCGATATCCACGCTGAGAAAGCAGACTTCAAAGTCTACGCCGCAAGCTTTGGTAACAAGGGCAGCATGATTGACGCGCTGATGCCTAAGTACCAGCTGGTGCATGATGTCCTCGACATGCAAGCGCGCAACCATCACACGATCAATGACCCATATGTCAAGTTCGCTCTGTATGTGCAGAACAAGGATTGGGTGTCTGAAGACGTTGCACGCGTTGCCAACGTATTGGATTTGATGCATCGCGACTACTGCAAAACAGTCATTGTCGAGTCGAACCATGACCTGGCACTGCAACGTTGGTTGAAAACTGCTGACTACAAGACTGATCCAGCAAACGCGCTGTTCTTCTTGGATTGTCAACTTGCTACATACAACGCAATCGCTGACGGTGATAGCGAGTTCTCGGTGTTCAAGTACGCGCTGACCAAACACAACTCCGCATTGAATCGGGTGAAGTTCCTGCGCACTGATGAAAGCTTCATGATTTGCGGTAAGGATGGGATTGAATGCGGTGCTCATGGACATCTTGGTAATAATGGCGCTCGCGGTTCGATCAACGCATACCAGAAGCTTGGTACACGCTACAACATCGGTCATAGCCACTCTGCGAACATTCGTGACGGTGTGTATCAAGCTGGTGTCAGTGCGAAGATGGACATGGGCTACAATCAAGGCGGGAGCAGTTGGTCCCACAGCCACATTGTGACTTACGCTAACAGTAAACGCACCATCGTCACGCTGAAGAACGGGAAGTGGAAAGCATGAGTGATCCAGATAAACCGCTTCAACTCCTTGATTGGAACAGGCTCAGTGAATTGGGTTTGATTCGTCGTATCAATGAAGAGATCCTTCACCCTATAGGGCTTGCGATGTGTCGTGAGCCTGATACTGGTAATTCACCTGGTGCACTCGTGTCACCTGACGGTAAGTGGGTGTATCCCGAATGAGTATTCCTGAAGGCGCTCTAAGTAATACAACGACATAACAATCATCGGAGCGTCCTTTATGCAGTATCTCCAACAAGGTAACTTTGTACCACCACAGTACTCGGGTCCACAAGTGGCGCCACCTATGCACTTCTTTTTTTATGACGATATCGGTGATACTAAGGACTATTGCGATCTTGTGTTCCAACTTGACCATGCTGCGCCGGGTGATGAGATTCACCTTCACTTGGCAACGGGTGGTGGTAATATGGAAGCGGCGATTGTGATTGTGCATGCAATCCTTCGCACTCAGGCAACTGTGATTGCTCACGCTGAAGCTGGCGTTGCAAGTGCTGGTACTATCATCATGCTCGCGTGTGAGAACATCACGATTCATCCGTTCGCACACTTCTTGTACCATGATGGTAGTCTGACCAGTCCAGGGATGAAGTTCAGCGACAATCTGAAGCAAGCCCAGGCGATTGTTGAACTGTATGCGAAGCTCGCGTATTCGATCTACGTGCCCTTCTTCACTGAAGATGAAGTGACACGCATCCTGAAGGGTGAAGACTTCTACGTGACGTCTGAGGACATGGGTGAGCGCGTGCAACGCGTGCTTGGCGGTGGCGAGGAAGAAGAGGATGAAGTAGAAGATTGATCCTGATTATCGGGTGGTTTCTTCGGTTATAAATGAAAGTTATACGCAACATTCACTTTCAATAACCGTTTAGGAATCACCCGATATGTCTCTACTCAAATCAGAAGTTATTTGTAAGACCTGCGACACTCAATATATCCTTGTCTATCAAGAAGAGGATGCTCAAAATATCACCTGCTGCCCGTTCTGTGCATCGCCCATTGATGCAGCCGTCGACACCGATGGTGAAGAGGAATGATCATAGCCGGCCTAGACTGGTCGATGTCTTGCCCAGCAATCTGCATTCACGATACAAAGAACCCACTCGAATTCAAACACTGCACCTTCTACTTCTACATTGACAGTAAGAAGTACGACCAGTCCTACGGTAACATTCACGGCTTTAAAGCTACGTTGTATAACGGCGAGGAAGAGCGTTTCGATAACATCTCTGCTTGGGCGATCACGATCCTCAAGAAACATGGTGTGAAAGAAGCTTGCCTTGAAGGCTATGCAATGGGCGCAAGTGGTCGTGTGTTCAACATCGCTGAGAACATCGGTCTGCTGAAGCACAAGATGTGGAAAGAGGGCATCAAGTTCATTACTCCGGCACCGACTGCGGTTAAGAAGTTGTTCACTGGGAAAGGTAATGCAAAGAAAGAGGCAATGTATGATGCCTTTCTAAACAAAGGCTTAGACGTCGACTTGGAAAAACTGCTAAACTGCGCGTCCGACAAAAGCCCACTAGCCGACATCACGGATGCATATGCAATGTGCGATTATTTTATTAACAATCCAAACAACTAAGGTGTAGTTCAACCCATGAAAGATATTTTTCTCATCAAGCGCAACGGTTCACGCGAACTGTTGGACATCAACAAGATTCACAAGGTATTGGTATGGGCGTGTGATGGTGTAAGTAACGTTTCACCTTCTGAGATCGAAGCGCAGGCTGGATTGAAGTTTCATGATGGCATGAAGACCTCTGACCTGCATAACTCGCTGATCGACTCTGCACACGAACTCATCTCCACCGACTACCCGAACTATGACTTGGTTGCTGGTCGTCTGGTCATGCTGGCACTGCGCAAAGAAGTCTATGGTGACTTCGAAGTTCCTTCATTGGTTGCGATCATCGAGAAGAACGTAAAAGCCGGCTGGTATCATAAAGACCTGTTGACCATGTACACGCCCGAGCAATGGGCCAAGATCGAATCGTTCATCAAACATGAACGCGACTTCGACTTCCGTATCTCGGGTGCGCGTGAGTGGCTGGACAAGTATCTTGTGCAGAATCGCAAGACCAAGACTTACCACGAGACGCCACAAGTCGCCTACATGCTGGTCGCTGCTGTGTTGATGCGCAAGTACGTTGATCGCTTTGGCATCACTATGGTCAAAGGCTACTACAACGAGCTGAGCGCCGATAACGGTGGTATCAGTATCCCAAGTCCGATTGCTGCGTCGATCCGTACACCAAACCCTCAAGGGGCGAGCTGCACACTGATTGAAATGGGTGATTCGATTGACTCGATTGGTGCAACATATCAGGCAGTTCTGAAGTATGCGACTAACAAGGCAGGCATCGGTCTTGGTGTGTTTAACCTGCGTGCTGAGGGGCAGCCGGTACGTAACGGCGAAGTGACGACGACTGGTGTGATTGGCTTTGCTCAAGCGTCACGCGCTATCGTAGGGGCTTCTAGTCAGGGCGGCATGCGTAAGGGTAGCGAGACTTACTACCACAACATCTGGCACTTGGACGTTGAGAAACTTCTTGTACTGAAGAACAACAAGGGCACCGAAGAAACGCGCATTCGTCACGCTGACCACGCATTCAACCTGAATGGTTATCTGTGGAAACGTATTCTCAAGCGCGAAGCCGTCACCCTGTTCTCTCCTGAGGAAGTGCCACTACTTCAGAAGGCGTTCTGCGATGACCAGGCCGAGTTTGCGCGTCTGTATGAGTTGTACGAGAAAGACGAAACCAAAACCCGTCGTGTGATCGAAGGTAGCAAACTGCGTGACATGATCGCCACTGAGCGTTCCTCGACGTCGCGTGTCTACTTCCACTTCGTTGACAACTCCAACGAACAGGGTAGCTTTGTTGCTAAGAACGCACCTATTCGCATGTCGAACCTGTGCACCGAAGTGACACTACCGACCATCGAACTGATGACACTTGAGGACATGAATGCACTGATCAGTCTGTGCAACCTGAGTGCAATCAACTGGGGCGCAATCAAGAAGCCGTCTGACTTCGAAGTTCCTTGCCGTCTTGCTGTGTTCGCACTTGACGCCCTGCTTGACTATCAGCCATACTTGCTGCCCGCTGCGAAAAACAGCACCGACTGGTATCGTCCTCTTGGCATCGGCGTGAACAACCTCGCTTACTTCCTGGCCAAACGTGGTCTGAAGTTTGATGAAGGCGCGTTTGAAGTTGTCGATGAATACATGGAAGCGATGGCGTTCTATCTGACCCAGGCGTCGGTTGAACTTGCTGAGATGTATGGTGCATGTGGTAAAGTCGAAAACACAAAATACGCTCAGGGCATCTTCCCTCAAGACGTGCGCAAGAAAGGCATTGATGATGTCATTCCACACGTTGAGCGTATGCCATGGGAACCACTGCGCGAACGCATGAAGATTGCGGGTATTCGTAACGCGACCCTGATGTGCAACATGCCGTCTGAAACTTCGTCGCGTGTGCGTAACATGACTAACGGCCAAGAGCCTGTACGGAACCTGATCGTTGCCAAGTCTGGTACAAAGTTCGTTGTACCTGAGTATGATCGCCTGAAGCATAAGTACCAACTTGAGTGGGATGTTGATCTTCATGGTTATATCAAAATCTCTGGCATTATGCAGAAGCGTATGGATCAGGCTATCTCGCTGAACACTCGCTACGACAACACAAAGTATCCAGACAACAAAGTTCCAGCGACGATCATTCTCAATGACATGACCTTGATCTACAAAGTCGGTCTGAAGACTGGTTACTACCACAACAACCGCAAGGTGATCAAGTCCGAAGAGGCGCAGAATTCCGAAGTCGAGTTCCCATGTCCTGCGGTAGAGCAACAGGAAGAAGACGAAGCATCCTGCCCGTCTTGCGTAATCTAATACCAAACACGGCCGAGTTTCCTCGGCCTTTCTAGGAGTTTCAATGTCTGTTCTATACTTCCGTGATGTAAACGGTACTTACAAGCCTAAGATGTTTTTCGACGAGGCTGGCACCGTCGATATTCAACGCTATGACCTTGTCAAGTATCCGATGGTCAAGCGACTGACTGAAAACCAGTTGGCGAACTACTGGCGACCAACTGAAGTCAACATGTCTCAGGACAAGATTGACTACAATGACTTCACCGAAGCTGAGAAGCATGTTTTCTCATCGAACTTGAAGCGTCAAATCATCCTCGACAGCGTGCAAGGCCGTGCCCCTGCATTGTGTTTCTTGCCTATTGTGTCCGACTCGTGGGCTGAGGCATTCATCAACGCATGGAACTTCTACGAGGGCATTCACAGCGCAAGCTACACGCATATCATTGAGAACGTCTACGCTAACGCCTCTGAAATCTATGACACGATGAAAGAGATCCGAGAGATCTCCGAGTGTTCGGACGAAATCAGCAAGTACTATGACGAACTCCTGCGTTGCATCAAGGAATACGAGTATGCTGACTATCGCACCAAGAAAGCGTTCTACCTGTGCATGGTTGCAGTTAACGCCCTTGAGCAGATTCGTTTCCATGTAAGTTTCGCTTGCACCTTCTCGTTTGCTAACCGTGGCAAGATGAAGGGTTCTGGTGAGATCGTTACACTGATCCGTCAAGACGAAGCGTTCCACTGTGGCTTCACTCAGTTTGTCCTGCGTCAGAGTCCGAAAGAAGACCCTGATATGGCGAAGATCGCGATTGAATGTCAGGCTGAAGTTGAAGCGATTTTGTATGCTGTCTATCGTCAAGAACTTGAGTGGATTGAGTACTTGTTCAGCAAAGGCCCGATTGTTGGTCTGACCAAACAAGAGCTGATCGTTTACTTGCAGTACCATGTTGGTAAGTGCATGCGTCGTAACGGCGTTGAACCTAACTTCACTGTACCTGCGAAAGAGCCGATCCCGTGGATGCGCAAGTTCCTGAATGAGACTGGTGATGATGATCAACCTGCACCACAAGAAGAAACTATCCTGCAATACCAAACGGGTAATGTGGATATGAACGTCAACGAAGATGAAATTGATCTAAGTTTCTAAGTTGTGTATACTTGCCTGACGCACTATTGCGTCAGGCATATGTTATGAGGAATTAGGTATGGCTATACTTGGATGGCTAGTTATTACATTGGCCGGTGTGTTCTTTGGTGTTGGTGGCTTCTTGTTGATGTTTTTAGGCAACGCATTCAGTGGTCGATTCTGCTTCGAAGGGCTGATCCCTGTGGCAATTGGTGCAGCGCTGTTATATGCATCCTATGCAAGTGTTCCGTTTAAGGTGATTGCACTATGAACGCACAAGAAATGCTCAAAGAACTGAGTAAACCTGAGGTCTGTGAAGGTCTTGATGAGTGGATTCGCACGAAGTTGTTCGCTGCATTGAAGAGCAGCTACAACATGTCCACAATCGTCTACCCAAGTACATTACAGTGGAGTCAACGTTCGTTTGTTCGTGCTATGACTGACCTTGGTTATGATGTCGACGTGCTGTGTGATGATCGCCCATGCGCCGTACCGTATTACAAAGTCTCGATCCGTATGAATGATCCCCGCGGCTGAACTGTCGCTATAAACAGCTATCTAACTCAACCTGGAGTAACACAATGAAGGCATTGATCTACGGTCGCCCTGGCTGCCATTTCTGTGAGAAGGCAAAGACCCTCTGCAAAGTGAAGGGCATCCCTTTCGACTACAAGATTGTCGGTGACGACATTCAGAAAGAACAACTTGAAGAAATGGTTGGTACACCAATCAGTTCAGTTCCTCAAATCTTCCTGACTGCTGAAGGTATGTCGGAATACATCGGCGGCTACACCCAACTTGAGGTGCGTCTGAATGGCTAATCCTAAGAAGCTGTCTGCTGAATGGATCGAGAACCAAGTTCTGACTGAAGAGTATATCACTCGTGGTGAACGCTTCATGGTCTGCATCATTTACACACGTGGTGGTTATTACGTCACTGGTGAAAGTGCACCGATCAACCCTGAAGAGTTCAAAGATGAACTGGGTCGCAAGTACTCGCGTGAGGAAGCCCTGGACAAGATCTGGCGCATTGAAGGTATGATCGCTCGCAAGCAACACTATGGCGACGATGCTGAAGTCCTGGAAAGCGTTTCAAACTCTGCACCACTTGAAGCCAAAGAACTACCAGAAATCCCTGCGCATGTCTTCGAGGAAGAAGACTGCTACATCCTTGACGAATACGCCCATAACGGAAACTCATAACATGACAGTAACTGCTGAAATCATTGCCGACTCTATCAACGAAGACGGCGTGCGCATTACGACCTTCGAACTCGATTATCCACGCATCGTACATGCGGAGCTGATGACTCACCGCGAGTTCTCGCGTAATGCTGCAAGTTCACGCGCTATCCCAACAAAGGCAGTCTTAGATCGTGTGATGAGCGACCCTGCAATGCCCGTTCACTTCGGTAAGAATCAGACAGGCATGCAAGATGCTGGTGAACACTTCGAACTGATCAACGGCTACACACCTCAAGAGTGGTGGAAGCTGATGGCACTGAGTGCTGCCAAGTTCAGTGAAGGTTTTGCTGATGCGGGTTATCACAAGCAAGTTGCCAACCGTGGTACTGAGTTCGCACAGAACATCAAGGTTGTTGTGACATCGACCAGCTATGACAACTGGTTCTGGTTGCGCGAATGTGAAATGGCTGATCCGACTATTCACGTACTGGCTAACGTCATGCTGGCCGCGTACAACGAAAGTTCGCCGCGTCTGTTGCTGCCGGGTGAGTGGCACGTTCCTTACTACTTCGACGGCTACTGGTCAGACTCTGGCATGACTGTTGAAGGTGTAGCAGTCGACATCAATGGTCACACCCTGGCAGAAGCCCTGAAGATCAGTTCTTCATGCTGCGCCCAAGTGTCGTATCGTAAGAGCGATGACAGCCTTGAGAAAGCTGTAGGGCTCTATGATCGTCTTGTAGGGGCTGAGAAGGTGCACGCTTCACCGTTTGAGCACCAGGGTACACCGATTCAACAGTACAACGAGCAGTACAACGAAAAGATGGTCAACAACATTGTCTATCCGAAAAGTTGGGAAGAGGGGATCACTCACGTTGACCGTAACGGCGTGTTCCACTCGGGCAACTTCACAGGTTGGATTCAGCACCGTCAACTGATCCCCAATCACGTCTGCAACGACTTCAAATACCTCGAATAAAAATGCTTGACAAGGGGCTTCGGCCCCTTTACCATGAGCACATCGAAACAAACAACATGTGAAGCAGGAGTTACATCATGAACATCGCACAAAACGTCTACGTTGAAAACGGCTACAAATCTCGTGACCACTATCTGCGGTCGCTCGCTGAAGAAAACGGCGTTGATGAAGATACTGTGTTTGTCCTCGCTTCGGCTTACGGCCCTAATGAAGACTTCGATGGTCTTGTGACTGCTGTTGCTGACCTCGCCGAAGAATTCTGATACAAACAAATCCTTTGACAAGGGGCTTCGGCCCCTTTACTATGCACGGAATAAATGTGAAGGGTAATTGTCATGAACTACAAACAGCCGTTGACTGACCTAGAAAACAGGCGTACTGTCTCGCGTACCGAGTATGACTACCAGATCAAAGCCCGTGCTCTGAGCCTTCGAGTGTTTGCAAACGCTTTGATGTGCCTTGAGGCAAACCATAACCATCATATTCAATACGATGAACATGACGGGTATAAAGGCTCAGCACTTGAGCAAGATAACCTTGTGGCGATCCAACTCCTCAAAACCTCATTAGGACTGTAACCATGTTAGATGAAAGCCGCGTTCGTGCGATTGCACAGCGCTACATTGACCCACTCCGTAATGCCGATTGTGCAGATGATCGCCGGTTCATGTTGGAGAACGCAATCCGTGAAGCGCTGATGGAAGATCATCAAAGACGCCAACAACGTGAACATGTACCTAACGCAGGGTGCTTGTAATGACTGTTCTCATCCCTGGTCGGTTCGTCGTCTGCGCTGCCGTTCGCTATGGTCAAGTCATTATTGCAGGTGCTCGCCACTTTGATCCTGTCATGCATTCACAGCTTGACCGCATGAACGAAGACCGCCTGATCCAATCTGATGGTCTTGGTGAGTATGAAGAAGGCTTTATCGACCAGTTCGGTGTCTTCATGGATCGCAGTGAAGCTTATCAGATTGCTTTGGCGGGTGGTCAACTCAACAAGCGTCGTCTGAAGTCTGGCAATCAAGGTTCAACTGAACTGTTCAGTGAGGACTTGTACTGAATGGAACGGATCCTCTACTACACAGGTGAAAGGCGTACCGACGAACAGCGCTTAGCCCTTGAGAACGCTTTAAAGTTGGCCTATGCCCAGCGTGAGAATGCTGAACTGAAAGCCCTTCTGAACACCGCTCAAGAGCGTTTGCTTGACATGCTGAAGATGGATGACGGTCAAGCGTTTAGCGAAGCTGACAAGTTCGTTAAGCGTCTTGACGTCTACCTCGAAGACAAAAAGAAACTTGATGTTGTGTGATTAGCGCTTGACGCACTGCATTCTGTGTACTACAATTGGGGCCTGACAGCGTAACCAACAGTGGCAGAGACCTTATATCATGATCGTTCAAATCGATAAAGACCGCTTCAACTCTTTGATGTCCGATGCAGTTGCGTTCAATCACGTTATTGGTAGCCTTGTGTTCACTGAAGTTGTTAAACTGGGTAAGACCATCGCCATCTGTATTGGTGAAGGTGAGTCCCAACAATTCCTGGAGCAAAAATGATGAAAACTCTTGTACAGTTGTCTGAAACAATCCGCGACCATCTGATCAAGCAACGCGCTAAAAGCCAAACTGAACACGGTAGTTGCAAGTATCGTAATGATGCAGGCTTGATGTGCGCTGTCGGCTGCCTCATTGCCGATGATGTGTATGAGCCTGGCCTTGAGGGCAAGTTGTCAGACGACCCTCGTATAGTTGATGCGCTGAAACAGTCAGGTGTGTTGGTCGATGAAACATCATCCCAACTGTTTCGGGTATGGCAGGCATACCACGATTCGTTTTATACCAGTGGCGATGTGCTGTCGACTGAAACTTATCGCTACATCGACTGGGTTAAGTCTGGTAACGAGGCTAACAGCCCTACCAACTTCCACGATATGATTCTCAAGGAACTGACTGTATGACGCTCATTGAAGTTTCAGAAAAGATCCGTGACCACTTGATCAAACAGAAAGCCAAAAGTGAAGACTCTGTCACAGGCGCATGTAAGTACCGAAGCGAAAACGGTCTGATGTGTGCTGTTGGATGTCTCATTAACGATGAACACTACAGTCCTATGTTTGAAGGTTTGATCGCAATCAACACTAATATTCTTGGTGCTGTTCAGGCGTCTGGTATTGAAGTGAACGATGGCGTTACTGCCTTGGTGCGTGGCTGGCAGTGCTATCACGATCATTCGTGCGACGGCTATTCGTACAGGACTTGGCTTGAATTGGGTAGTGACAATCACAGCCCTGAAGCCTATCACACCTTCATCACACAGGAAGACTGAAATGACCCTTTTGCAAATCTCTGAAAAGATCCGCGACCATCTGATCAAACAGAAAGCCAAAAGTGAAAGCAACTCTGGTGCATGTAAGTACCGCAATGTCAACGGTGACATGTGCGCTGTCGGTTGTCTGATCCCTGATAGCGTCTACAACCCCAACCTCGAAAGTAAGGCTATGGAGCGTGAAGAGATCATCAACGCTGTTGGTCTGTCGCTGAAAATGAAGCTCGATGCAAACACTATCGCATTGCTGAAGGCATGGCAGAACTATCATGACATCGCCTATACGCAATTCGTCGCAGTCGACAACGCGTTGCGTGTTAGCTATGACCGCTGGCTTGTAGAAGGTGCGATGCCAGATAGTCCGCACTCTCCATCGGCAATGCATGAGCACCTGAAAACAATCGAACAGTACGACATGACTGGTGAGATCACTAAACGTCATATCAGCCAGGTCTCAGGCTATATCGCCGACCATTTGCTCAAGCAAGGTAGGCAAGCAGTCGATAAAAATGGTGCGTGCCAGTATCGCAGTGACAATGGTTGCATGTGCGCTGTCGGTGTGTTGATCGACCCAGAGAAATACGTTCCAGACCTCGAAGGTGTCAGTCTCTCATCCACTGCCGTTCGAGTGGCTGTAGCAAACTCTCTTGGACTTGACGTATCTGAAATCTATTTTGATACGCCGATGTATGAAATGATGCGTGCTTGGCAGCGCTATCATGATAACCGTGAATCAAATTTCTCCAAAGAACAGATCTATTACAAGTCTCGTGAAATCATGCTTTTACTTGACAACAAACACAAATTCCCTGACCTGAAGGATTGAATGAAATGAGTGAACGTAAACTTGCACGGCTGGTCGTGCTTGATGAAGTAATCGCGCATCCAAATGCTGATGCTTTGGATATCGCAACGATTGGCGGCTGGCGTGTAGTCGCACAGAAAGGTTTGTATGTAACTGGTGATATCGCCTGTTACTTCGAAGTTGACAGCTGGATTCCACATGAGATCGCACCGTTCCTGTCGAAAGACAAGGAGCCGAAGGTGTACGAAGGCGTTAAAGGTGAGCGACTGCGCACCATCAAACTGCGCGGCGAGATCAGTCAAGGCTTGTTGATCCCTGTTGATGAATTACCGAACAGTAATGAAATAGTCGCCGAACTGAATCGGCAGGCGCTTTCGTCAATGGGTGGTTTCGACATCGACTTGACAGAACAACTCGGCATCCTGAAATGGGAACGTCCTGTCAATGCCAACCTCGCTGGATTGGCTAAAGGCAACTTCCCACAATTCATCCGTAAGTCGGATCAGGAACGGGTACAGAACCTCAAGCGCCAGTATCAAGACGCTGTGGCTAGCAACGAAGAGTTCAACGTTACCTACAAGCTTGATGGTAGCAGCTTCACAGGCTATGTCAAGAAAAATGCTGAGGATGTTGTTGTCACTGGCGTTTGCTCGCGTAACCTGGAACTGAAGTTCGAAGGCAATGTGGAAAACCTCTTTGTCAAGACCTTCAACAAATACAACCTTGACGACAAGCTGCGCACCTATCATGCAGTGACTGGTCGCAACATTGCGCTTCAAGGTGAGATGGTTGGAAATACAATTCAAGGAAACTTTGAGGGCCTTGATGATACACAACTGTTCATCTACAACGTGTTTGATATCGACACACAGCAGTACCTACTTCCAGGCGAAGCTAGACACGTCTGCAACGATCTTGACCTGGCTATGGTCCCTACGTTCAATCCACGTATGCCACTACCCGCAACGATTGCTGAGATATTGTTGATGGCTGATGGTCCAAGTGGATTGAACGGTAAATTCAGGGAAGGTTTGGTGTTCAAGTCGTTGACTCGTAACTTTCAGTTTAAAGTTGTGAGTAACAGATATTTGCTTAAAACTGGCGAGTAACAGATGCGAAATTGTTATACCTATTTGGTAGGATGGAGCGCTCATGATAAGTGGTATTATGGTGTGCGCTACGCTCGCAACTGTTCACCATCTGACCTTTGGGTGACATACTTCACTAGCTCGAAGTTTGTAAAGCGGGCTAGGGAGATGTTTGGTGAGCCTGATGTTATTCAGGTCAGGCTCACCTATGGCGATGACGCGAAGTTAGCTAGACATTGCGAAGACAAAGTTTTACGGCGACTTAAGGTTGTGGTTGGAGATAAGTGGCTGAATCAGTCAATGAATAACTCTTTCCGTGGCCAGCATTCGTCGTGGAACGAAGGTCTAACAAAGGAAACGTGTGTCTCACTCAAGAGCGCTGGAGTTGGCATCAGCGCATCAAGGAAACTAAAGCCTAGCCCTGGATCGTTGGGTAAAACGAAGTCGAAGCTTCAGTGTGAAGTGAATGCATGGGCGCAAATAACCAAGCATTCGCCTAACTTTATGTTTTCGTCTTATGATGAGTTCAAACGCGTTGCAATAGAACTTGTCGGTAAAGGTCTTGGTCCTTACGCTGTAGGTGCAAAGCTTGGAGTTGATAGTCAAGCTATCAGCACATTACTCAACAGAGAGGGCTTAGTGGTTACCCCAAACCAATCATGGACTAAAATCAAAGCACGCTACCCTGACTTTAGGTTTGGGTCGTACGATGAGTTTTGTCGCCACTGCAATGAACAAATTGACAGTGGTTCGACAGTGTACCGCTTGTCGAAGGATCTAGGTTTGAGTAACTGTACGATCAAAAAAGCAATTAATCGAAAATGAGGCTTTACTTTGTCAGATGTCCTGCTAAGATACGCATCTCGACAAAGTAAAGCTCTCAACTAACAGAAGGAGATAACATGGCGCACGGGATGTATCAAATCAAAGTTCTCAAAGTCACCAATAACGAAGAGGTGCTGTCGTACTACGCATGCACTCATCCAGTGAAAGGTGATTCACTGTACACCGACAAAGGGAACAGGCTTTTGGTTGTTGATGTTCATCATATGATGAAAGAAGAGCGCAACGGGGGCGGTCCAGTCTACACCGCGTTCAGTCATGTTGAAGTTCTGGTAGCGAAGTAATCATATGGCCCACAAGACTCTGACCCAACTCAAAAATCCGCAACTGTGGTACCAGGAGCAAAAGAACGGTCTGGTTGAAGCTGTAGTCGTTGAGAACTTTGGTGATGGTCCTGGATGGTATCGTCTTTGGGTTCCGGCGCAAAAGGATCAGATCAAAGTTCAAGCCGCAATCGTTAAACGTATGATTCACGATCATGGCATCGAACTCAAAGGCTACTCACGGTTAATCAGCAATGATAACCCAGTCGAAAAATTCATCTATAAGGTATAAGTGATGATTGATCTACATCTTAGTTGGAGCCCGCTGCAACTGTACATGGCAATCGTGGTGCTGTTTGTTACTAGCCTGATCGTCCTACACAGCTTCTACCAGTACAAGAAATACATCGCTATTGGTGTGCTGGTGTTGTCAGTTGTAATCGCTGCAAGCGCGTTCGATGTCGGTACGCGTCAGGCTGATCTTGGCCGTAACAAGTTCGACGTTGAAACTCCTGTTTCGACTGTTGACAAAGTTGAAGCGAAACATAATACTGCGGCTTCAATCAAAACGAAGTTCGACGAAACAACCCTCAAACTCAAGGAAACGAAGTAACATGTTTAAGAAAATGATCGCTGTTGCACTCATCGCCCTGGCTGTAACTGGTTGCTCCCGAGTTACCGTACCACCAGCATCGAAAGGTAAAGTACTGTCGACA